ATTCGAAGAATTTTTAAAATGAACACTAAAACCTGTAGAGGATACATTTGTTATTTCAAAATAGTCTCCAGATGCAAAACTTCCAACAGGTTGTACAGCAATAGATGGCAAGTTACTATTAAGTCCACCGATGGATGATGTACCTGTAAAAAATTTATTAGTAAAGGTTACTGCTTTTACACCAGAACCGCTAGTAATCGTTGTTGTGCTTTGCTCTGTTCGTCTTTGTAGTGTTGCAGTATAACCTAATTCAAAAACCCTTATATCTTGTGCAGGGTCATTACTTGTAAGATTTACTTTAAATTTAAATCCTCTACCCTTATAAGTTCCGTTTGCAAATGTCTGAAAAGCTGTATATGTTGGCGATCCAGATGAAGGATCATCTTGTGTAACCGCAACTAACATTTCAGCATTAACATTAACAGCAGTTGCTCCATCAAAATCAACAATACTATCTATTAAACCTCTTGAGTCGAATAAGTCTGACGGATAAAAACCTTCAGTTAAAAAATGTCGTTTTAAATCTAGACTAAATACACTGCCTAAATCAAGGAAAGATGTCGCTGCTGCACCACCAAATTCGTATGTACCTAATGGAGAGATACCACCAACATCATCTATTGAACCTTCCGAATCAAAATCTAATATGTTATCAAATAAACCAACACCAGTAAGATTTAAAGAATTTGTTATTGCATCAAAGGCAACATTTGTTTTTGTTCCTTGAAATTTTGGAGTGTCTTGATCTTCACGTCTAGTAAGTGCTAGTAAAGGGGCAAGATTATCAGGTAAATCTAAAATTACACTTGTTTCTCCAGTACAAAATCTACCACCATCATCTTGAAATTTTAAAATATATTCGCCATCTAGATATGGCACAACAGCTGAAGTTGTATTACCAGCTAATGCTTGTATTAGGTCAGTACTATTGGTAAAAGTTCCAGTGCCATCAGTTTTTGGCGAATGCCTAACGTACACAAGACCACCATGTATAACATCAATATCTGGTGATAAATTCCAACGTAACCTCACTAATTTAGAACTTATAGGTTCAGCAGTTAATCCAGTTACATCACTTGGTAATGCAGTTTTGCCAATAGTATTTACTGTTAAATCAGCAGAAGTAGGACTTGGTTGTAATGCAGTGTTATAACTAAATACTTGAAATTCATATGTTCCAACATCAGTATTTAAAATTTCAAAATCTGGTGATGAAACTGTTGTTGAAATAAAATTACCATTATTGAATCTATAGTTGACTTGATATTGTGTAACACCAACAATTGGCTGCCAACTTAAAACAAGTTTTGAGATTGCTTGATTATTAATTTGCACTATTGTTTCTTGTGCAACTAAAGCCGAAGGAGGACTTGTTGGTTGATTTAAAATTGATACTGCTCTTGTAGGTAAACTAACACCATCCTCAATAAATGGATATTTACCATCGACATAGGATAAAGCTGTAATTGAATAATTTATTTCATCTTCTTCTACTGAAATTACTCTGTATTTATATGGCTCATCTGTATCATTTTCTAAAAGCCAAACTGTATTCACATTTGGTACTTGGGAAAAAGCAGAACCAACTGTTATAACAGCACCATTTACACTTGTAACCGCCTTTTTTTCAACAGAACCATTAGGTAAAATAACACTTAAAAATGGATTATTTGTATCTGGTAAATCTGTCGCAGCAGTATCATCTACAGTTATCTGTGTCGTTGTTGCAGCACTTACTCTTCCACCTCTGCGTAAGTTAGAACGTACAGGATCAGATATTTCTATAACAGCACCAGGTCTTACAACAACACCAGAATCTATAGAGGTTGCAAAAGTAACAACCTCACTTTCGTTTTGTTCAGCAAATAATATTGCTTTAGCTAATCTTCTTGCTTGCCCTCTTGAGGTACAAGCAAATGCTTTCACTTGCTTTACAATAACTCCAAACTTAGCAATAGCGGCAGCATCCTCATATACCTCATAATCTATTTCTCTACTATCCATATTAAAATATGAAACAGAAATGACCGTATTTCTTGTTTTTAAACCACTTCCTGAGTAAGAAAATCCTTGCTCAGTTACATTAGCTAAATTAAATAAATAACTTGCATCTTTAGGACTATCTTGTGCAAGTTGAATACTACCAGCAGACCATATTGGCATACATCTCATTACACCTGCAAGTTCATTTATTAAATCAAATGCTTCACTTGATGATTGAATATTTACGTTGCAACTAAACCTAGCTTCCTGTCCTCCTAATCCGTCTGATACTAATGTATTTGCAAATTTACTAGCAGTAACAAAAGAGAATAGATCTAGAGAACTTTCTGTTATATGATTACCAAATCCATAGCGTGTATCTGTAAGCAGATCAAGAAGTATCATGGCAGGGCATGAGCACCATTGAGCAGCACCCATAACTCCATTGAAAATATAACCAGTAGGATAAATAATTCTTCCAGTTTGTAAATCTACAGTTGGCGTACCAGAATTGTTAGCACCTGCTCCTGGTATTTTTACCTTAATACCTCTAACACGAAATTTTCTTGTAGGAATTGATTGAAACTGCATTGAGTCCAATCTAAGAGCAGTATATGCACTATTTGGATATGTATTAGCGTCATCTATTATTTCTCCATAACTTGTCCAATTAATTGTATTTTGCGTTTGTATATTTGGTGCGTCAGCAGTTACTCTACTAACTCTTATATCTGCGGTATCTCCACTACTATTAAAAACACTTTTATCTAAATTAACCCTATAATCTTTTTGATAAGCATCTGCACTTCTACCAGTTATTGTGTCTGTAATAATATCAGTAAAACCACCTGAATTATATTGAACACTTATTTTTAACGTGACAGTTGAGCCTAATAAATCACCTTTATCAGTTGCTACTTGTAACTGAGGTATTGTAATAGTTACATTTACTGCATCCACATCTGTATTAGTTATTTGTCTGGTAACAGGAGTTGCTTGCGATACAGCTACTGATACTGCTATTACAGAAGAACTACTTTCAATTCCAGAAATCTTTGTTTGATTTGATGTTCCAAATTTAGATTGTAAAGTGACATCCTGAAAATTAAAGTCTGCATCATTAGGACTAGAAGAATTAGCTGTTTCTCTTAAAATTGGTGTATCGTTTAAAAAAATATCTTTTAGTGAAGCATTTTGATAAGCGGTTGTGCCTTGAGTTAAACCCTCCTTTGATGGCGATGCAAATCCCTCAATCTCACCCTCAGATATAAGATCTAAAAAAGTAGCAAACTGCCTACTATGTAAAGTATCAGGTGTTCGTACAGGTGGTGGTGGTCTGCGTGGTTTTCTACCACCAGAACCTTGAATAGGATTGATTTTTGTCATTTTTGTATCTGTTGAGTATCAACAGCACCACTTATAACTACTGATCCTGTAAAAATTTCACCATATACTATAGGCACTGGTGTACCTGCTCTTGACGTATTTTGTGTTCCAGAAAATCCGAATGAAATGCGTGGATCTTGTTCTGAATTAAACTCACCTGGTTTTGGCAAAGGAAATAACATCTCTGATACGCCACTTATACTTAACATTAAACCAACACCTGCCATTGCTTTTGTAAAAAAACCTACTTTAGCGAAAGATCCAGCAGCACCAAATAATCCCTTTGCTAAACCTACATTACCTGCTGCTACTGGCATAAAAAACGCACCTGCTATTAATGCTGCACCTAATAGTAATCTTCCAAAGCCTCGACCCGCACCACTAATAACAGGCACGATATGTATATCTTCATGACCTATTGGGTGATGTATTTCATCTTCACTTACAGCATAATTACCAACTTTTACCTGATAATATTTAGGATTCATATATTTTTCAACTTCTGGAAAATTATTAACAAGAAAACTAACTGCTTTTGCAAGACTATTAACTTGTATTTCAAATTCTTTGTGTCCTACAAATTCTGCAAGCTCACCATATAGCTTTAGTTTACGCAGCATAACGATACCTACCTCCTGTGCATTTTAACAACCATTGAGAATAAGGCTCTCTACAAGATAGTCTATCTGTTAAATGATGTAAAACATCCCCATCTAAAAAAATAGCTACATGATTTAAACCAGGAGATCCAATAGACATAAACAATAAATCACCTTTTATTGTTTTTTCATTTATTTTCAATTCTCTAAATCCTGTACGCAAGGCACATTTTTCAAACATCGGATTTAATATAAATTCTTCTGGAGTTGTTGGCCTATCCCAATCTATAAGTTGTATATTTTTTTCTTGTTTATACCAATCTCTAACTAAGCTCCAACAATCAGTTACGCCCCAAACCCATGGTCTACCTAATAATGGTGGTTTATAACCACATGGTTCGCAATATCCCCATTGTTCTGTTTTTGGATTAACAATATACCAAGGAAGGTTGCTTCGTTCACAACTGATTTTATCTGCCTGACTAGGAACAGGGGGTGTTATGGGATGACTATGAACAACGGCTGTTATCTCTCCAGTATTGTCTGCTTTTACATAATCTTCTGGGTCAATAATAAAGCATTGGTGATCTGTCATTGAAAGATTACGACATGGGTAATATTTTTCTTTTCCTCGTATATTCAATAACAAACCACAAGACTCTTTAGGATCTTCGTTTTTTGCGTGAACAAGTGCCTCTTCTTTCCAATTCATACTATAAATGTACCAATAGAAGGAAAGTCTGTTCTTGTGCATTGTCTTTTTGGAGCACGAATGCCAGCAAGATCAAAAACAGCAGCTAACTCAAATTGTACTGTATCTCTATTCTCTGATGCCTTTCTGTCTATTTTGTAAATTTCTCTTGGAAACTCTGCTGTAGGATCGGGCGTTCCTAAAGGATTTACCTGCTGTGTGGTAGTTGATACAGATTGTTGTGTAATTGTATTCGGATCGTTCATCGTAATCGTATTACCCATGCCATTACCATGAACTGTGCAGTAATATCTCAAATCATTTGGAGCAGAGGGATAAGATGGCTGATATACAACAGTTGCATCTGTGCCTAATGTTCCAGTATTAGTTGTTGTCTGTTGTCCACCTGCATCAGATTTTATTCTTAAGGGATGTCCTACATTAGAACTATGTGATTGATTGAATGTATATATTGATCCACGCTTCATAGTAAGAACTGGGTTAGTAACCCCATTAATAGCAAAATAATTAGAACCACTAACATTTACCACTGTTACTGTATATGTAACAGATTCAGCATCAGCAGGGTCAGCAACTGTTGTTGTGGTGGTAGTGCTTGTTGTTGTTGTTGGAAAGTTAGCAGCATCAAGATAACGTGCCAAGGTTCTTATTCTAGTTACAGTTGCACCAGTAAGATCATTACCAGCAGTAACTCTATTAACATTCAGTAAAATTGCTGTAAAAGTACCAAGTGCGTTACTTACAGTCAGAGTTGGTCTTGGTAGTTGTCCTTTTTGAAATGCAAAGCCATCTGCTTGTATAGGTAATTTTATATAACTATTACCAGCCCAAATAATATCACCATTATTGTTTGTATTTGAGCCGTTATGAAAACGATAAGTTTGTGCAGAACCATGTAAAGTAACATCTGTAGTAAGCGTAAATAACTCAATTATTGCTGAAGGATTGATCTTTTGTAGATCAGTAATAATTGGAGCAGTACTCATGGTTCAAAAACTTGTCTAAATGTAGCAGTTACTGTTGCTCTATCTGCATAATCTATACTTTCATTGTAACCAGGTTGTGCTACAAACTTATATGATGTTGATTCTCCTGGTGGCGTGTAATCGAAACTAGCATTATCAGCAGCCCTAGCGTTTAAAAAATCCATAATAGTATCTGACTCTGTTAATGTAATATTTTTCCAAGTTAAATTATATTCTTTAGGGTTTTGATTTTCTGCTAAACCAAAAGTAATTCTATGCTCAAAACCATCAGCAAAACTTACAATACGAGTTTTAGGACTTTGTTTTTTAGTTATAGGGAATGATGCTACAGGTGTAGCTGGAAAAGTTGCCATTATGAAAGTAAACCTCCTGGTCTTTTTTGTTTTAAAAGTTCAGATTGTATTGCAGATGATAATGCAAGTCCTAATGCCTTACCTTCTGCTTCATTCCCTTCTACAGATGAACCAGAAGCATCTACATTTACAACTATATTAGTAGCACTACCAGAAGCTTCAACACCTAAATTACCAGAACGACCACGTTTCAATGGCAAGATAGCCTCTGCACCAGCCTCACCCATAAGTCCAAACCTACCAGTTCCCCCAGATCCGTAAGCAAACATTGTTGGCTTAGTAACAATACCTCCTTTTGCATACTCTTTTATACCCTTGTCAAACACATTACCTTTTGCACTTACTGATCCCAAACCTGGAAATATTGCACCAACAATAGGAGCAATAATAGCTTGTCTAATGGCTATTCTTGCTATATCAGCCAATATAGATCTTGTAAGATCAGCAAAATTCAATTTACCTGTCATAACAAAATTAACAAGTGCATCTTCCATTCCCTTAAATGCTGCTACTGTTGCATCTTGTATTTGTTTATTTACATCTTTAATACTATTTAGATAACTTTGCATACCTGCTTTTAGACTGTCGTATGCACTCATTCCTTTTTGTGTTTTTTCTTCTTCTTTTTGTATCCCTTCCTCAGTTAATCTATTTTCTTCTGCCTTCAAATCATTAAGTTGTCCTTGTGCAATTGCAAGTTGATTTAGTGCTTGTGCCTTAAGATTTCTATTTCTAGGACTATCATCTAAACCACTAACTCTATCAAAGTTTTTTTGTGCCTTTGCTACAGCAGATTCTGCTTTTGCTATAGCATTTTCTAAACCTATACCCATAAATTTCTTAAATGCAGTTATTGCACTATTTATTATTCCTACAATCTCACCAAACACTGCTTGGAACTCTGCACCTATAGGTCTTAATAAATCACCTAAA